CCTATGGGGACTACGACTGGAGACGAAACCAGTTCAAACACTCCTCGCAAGACCTTGCTCACAAGGCGTTTAATCTCATCGCTGGAGAGGCTATCAAGCGACGGAAAAAGAAAGGCGACATCGTGCTGGCATTCTGGGGAGGCACGCAGGAGGCCACCCACATTGCCAACGCTGACAAGGACTTGATCATCGTTGAGCCGGGCATCGGCAGTGGCCATGCCTTCGCGCCTTTTCGGTGCTACGAAAGCTACCCTCTACGCTCGGCATTCGTCGGGACTGAGGGCGTTTCGTACTGTAATCCGAAGTGGTATTGGAGGGTCGTGCCGAACTACTTCGACACTCGCAACTTCGACGCTACGCAAAAGCGAGAGGACTACGCGCTGTTCATTGGCCGCCTCGGCACTAACAAGGGCTTGGACATCGCCATTGATGCGTGCAAGCGGATGGGAATCAGGCTCAAGGTTGCTGGCCAAGGAGGCCCCGAGGGCATCGGGCTCAAGGAATGGCCGGAACACGTCGAGTTCATTGGCTACGCGGGCATTGAGGAGCGCAAAGAGTTGATGGCCAAGGCTCAGTTCGGGTTTCTCCTCTCCACCTATTGGGAGCCGTTTGGCGGGACCGCTGTCGAGATGATGCTCTCTGGGTGCGTTCCGATCTGCTCAGACATGGGAGCCATGACCGAGTACATCGTGGATGGCGTCAACGGGTTCCGCTGCTCGACGATGGGCGACATTCTGCGAGCGATCCGGATCGGCTACCGCATCGACCGCTCGAAGATGGTGGCATTTGCTCAGGCGAACTTCTCGCTCGATGCGGTGAGGCCGAAGTTCGAGCGAGCGTTTGCCGACTTCCGAGACGTGTTCAGCGGCGCGGGATGGTACGAGGATCACAACCGGCCTTTCACGGTCGGCTACGGGCTCGACTACTCGCCGCTCAGTTGATGGCGGACAGTAGGGTGTGGACTGGAAATCATTACTGCCGACGATCGGACGGGCCTTAGGTGGCCCACTCGCTGGGATGGCCGTCGAGGCCGTCGGGAAGGCCATTGGAATCAGCGAGCCAACGAGTGCCAAGGTGCAGGATGCTCTCGACGGAAATACCCTCACCGACGCGCAGATCGTGGCACTGCGCGAGGCCGACGCTCAACTGAAGGTGCGGATGCGGGAACTCGACATCGACCTCGAGAGACTGGCTACACAGGACCGAGACAGCGCGAGGGCGATGCAAGCCAAACTCAACAGCCGCGTGCCTGCCGTGCTGGCTCTCGTCATCACCGCCGGATTCTTTGGAGTGCTCGCTGGTTTGCTCACGGGGCACTTCGACCTTTGGGACAACGCGGGGATCACCATGCTCATCGGTTCGCTGGCCACCTCGTGGGGGATGGTCGTCTCGTTTTATTATGGGTCAGCGGCGAACATTGGCGGGAGGCCACCGGAAAAGAAATGAATCTCAAGGAGTACGGCATCGACATCGCGTTCCTGTGCGCTGGCCTTTTCGGGGCAGTCTTGACGACGGGCAAGAACGCTGCACGCAACCTCGGGAGCACCATCTCCTCACTCGTGGCCGGTGCCGCAGCTGCGAACTACCTGACACCTGTCGTGGTGCAGTTGGTCAAGGTTGAGGGGGAGCGCACGCAGTACGCCATCGCCTTCCTACTCGGGTTCGTTGGTCTTCGAGCCGTCGAGTTCGCGAGCCGCAAACTGATCCCGCACTCCATCACAGACGAACACCATGAACCCGAACCTGCTCACCCTCGCAAACGGAGCCGCTAACGCGCTGATCGCGTTGGGCGGGATTGCGTTCGTCCTGTTCGTCTTTGGCCGTCCCGAGTCAAAGATCTACGAGTCGCCCAAGATCGCGAAGCTGATGAAGCTCGGGCTCTCGCTCGTGTCGGTTGGAGCACTGCTCAACATCGTCACATTCTCCACGCCTCCGATCTCGGAGATCATTCTCAACTTCGGACTCGGGCTCACCTTCGTCCTAGCTGCCGTCTGGCACTTCCAAACTTTTGTCCGTCACAATCAACCTACGAAAACCGATGAACTTCGACCACTCAAACCCGCACGACCTGCTCGTCGTGCCAAGCGTCAATCTCGCCGCGCTGATGCTCGGGTTGACTGAGGTGCATCAGCTGGTCAGCATCGGTGCCGCATTGGCAGCACTGGTCTATACGGTGCTGAAAATCGTCCAACTCTACCGAGACTTAAAATGACCCTTTCAGACAAAGGCCGCAAACTCCTGCTCGACTACGAAGTCGGTGGCGGGGAGCCGTATTACCGCAAGTTCCTCTCTCGGCCAACGTGGCCGGGGGAGCAATCGGGCGTCACCATCGGCGTCGGTTTTGACTTGGGATATAACACCGAGAGCCAAGTGGGAGAGGCGTGGGGGACGTTGGCGAATACCAGCCTCGAACTCCTGATGGGCGCAATCGGGATCCGTGGCGAGAGTGCTCGTTTGTGGCTATCCTCGAGGCCAATGGTGCGCGACATCGAGGTGCCGTGGGAAAAGGCTTTGGACGTGTTCGAGCGCATCACTGTCCCGAGGTTCTACCTGCAGCTTCTCCGCATCTACCCACAAGCGGAAACTCTACCGGACCCCGCTCGGGATGCACTGCTTTCGCTCGTCTTTAACAGGGGCACCTCACTCGCTGGGGACCGACGGGCTGAGATGCTCGCGATCCAAAACGCTCTCCGCGATGGCCGCACGCACGACGTCCCGCAGCTGCTCCGCTCCATGCGCCGACTCTGGCCAAACACCACGGGTCTCCAAAAGCGTCGAGATGCCGAGGCTGACCTGTTTGAGAGTGCGTTGTGACCGCTTGAGTGGTACAGGGTTGTGCAATGCAACCCGCCGACTGGAGACCTGAGGACCTCGACACCCCCGCCGAACAACTCGCCGAGAAATTTGGGATTCCGGTTGCGACAGCGCAGAGGATGGCCGACTGGCACCAGTCTGAGTTGGCCAACCACATCGAGCGCACATCCTCAGCCGCATCAGCCGCGCACCTGCACCGGATCCTAGCGTGGATGCTCGGTCCCGGGGACGCTAAAGCAAAGGCCGTCGCTCTGTGCTTCGCCGCCGATCTGCAACCGCTCATCGGTTGGCACAATCTCTCCGAGGCCGCGACCGACCTAGGGATGACGTCGGCCAATCTCTCCAAGCTCCAGACGGAAATACAAGCGTGGCTGGCACTTCCGGAGACCCAATGGAACAAGACAAAGTACCGATTCAAACAATCTAACCAGCCAATCCTCAAGGAGATGCCGACAGTGGAGAGGGTGGCGCAATCGTTCCGCCGATGGGTTCAACGCGTTGATGTGGAGAAACTTACAGTAGACCAAAAGGAACGCATCATCGCTTCCCTCTCGGAGATTGTCCTATTCTCGCAAAGCCTAGAGGAGCAATGATTTAAGCGACGGTTGACGGGCTTGGTTTCGTGTGGGACGATTTTCCGTGTTCATCCGGTATGTTTGCCGGGATGTCTGGTATGCTCCGGTGCGGGAGGATGGGGCCTCCCGCATCGGTAACCGCCTCAAACTCAACGAGTTTGCAGGGCATAAAAAAAAGAGAAAAAACTGTTGGACAGAGAAAAACAACTGTGGTTTGATGGTTGCAGTTGAGGGGCGGAGACCCCAAGACGAAACAACCAACCAGATAACAAAATGAGCATCGACCCAACAAACCTAGGCAAACCAGCAACCCTCCACGTCGAGGCAATCATCGGAGACCGTCAAATCGGCATCGCAATCGTGGATGGGCACCTTGTCCAATGCATCAACCGCAAGTGGTCGCATCAAAATCCAAAGCCGGGGATGACGATCGAGGAGGCAGCAAACGGCGCAGCGGCAATGCTCCTCACAAAAGGCGGAGTCAAGTTTGCATAACGCAACCCCACACCACCTCACACCATGCAAACCAACACCCGCACCATCCAAACCGCCGCAGCCGAACTCACCGCCGCAGGATTTGAAACCCACGTCACCCGCGACGGGTGGATCATCGTCCTAGGTGAAAACTGGGCAGCATCATTTTCGTCCAACGACGGAAACGACGTGACCGTCGGCGACGTTCCGCAGGAGGTATTTGACCTCGCGTATTTCGAGACCGAAGCGATGGCCTAATCCAACCCCATCAACCCCTAACCACCTCACACCATGACAACCAAAGGATTTGCCCAACTCGTCGAAGCGATTGCAGACATGATGGACGGCCCTGCTAACACTAACACGACCGGCATCACCCTCCATCGCGATCTGGGTTGGTGCGCCACGTTTCAGCGATCGGACATCGACGACGATGATGAAATCGCGATTGTCTACAAAAACGACATCATCCACACCGCTCACTGCGCCGAGGAAGAAATCGACCCGCACGGCATCGCCGAGTGGATCCGGGACAACGTGGTCATGTGGATCTGCGATGCTCAAGACCGGCTCGACGAGCACGGGATCAAAAATCCACAGCTGACCCCAAAAGAGATCGTGGCGCACCTCTCCTAACCAACTCAACACCATGACAACCAAAGCAAAAACCATCCAAGGGGAGGTCCTCCTCGCTCTCTCAACCATTGACTTTGCCCTGCTCGGCACCCTCGAGTGGGACGCATGGACAGCCGCAGTTGGCGTGCTCGGCGTCGTGTCGGCCGCCATCGGCATCACCTACGTCCTCGAGGCAGCTAGAGAGGAGGCAGGGCAATGAGCACGCAAACCATCTACCACGAGGGCCGAGAGTGGTGCCTCGTCTCACCTGAGGACCACGCGACCCTGATCTCGGCTAAGGACGCCGCTCTGAGCATCGCGCAGCGGCTCCTCGTCACGAGACGCATCGAGACGCCACACGGGGACCTAATGCTGGCTCCGAGCAAGAGGTGCCGTCGATGCAACGGGGACAAGCCATCCAAGCGTGGCCAACGCTATTGCTCGGCCTGCTCTCGAATCAGCAGGGTGGAGTGCATGCGTGCCTACTGGCAGAGGAGGGCGAAATGATTGCCATCGACCCCGGAGTGGCCGGTGGGTGGGCCTACGACATGGAGCACGGCGCTATCGAGTGCTGCCGGATGCCGGAGACCGACGGGGACATCCTGACGGGCCTTCGCAACCTCTACGCGGTCGGCCATCGGGAAATCCGGATGGAGTTGCCAGCCAAGGCGATCTTCGGGGCCGGTCACTCGTCGCTCGCAGTTCTGCACCGGAACGTCGGGTTCATCCAAGGGTGCGCGATGGCCATCGGGTTCAGCCTCCTGCTCGTCCAACCGAAGAAGTGGCAAAAGGTCATTGGCATTGCCAAGCGACCCGGGGAGGAGCAACGAAAGTGGAAAAATCGGCTTAAGGAGGAGGCACAACGTAGGTTCCCAAACCTTCATATCACTTTGAGTACCGCCGATGCGGTGCTCATCCTCGCCGCTGGATTAGCGGCAAAAAACCAAACCAGACAGTAACTAAAAAATGAATAAAGAACTAATGAAAATGCTACTCGACGTGGCGTTTGGGCAAGAAAAACCGGAAAAACAGGCGGAGCAAATCATCCCCGAGCAGCAAATTGTCGTGCTCGATCGCGGGTTTGTTTACGTCGGGAATGTCACAATCCGAGATGGTTGGGTCAGCATCGAAAATGCGCGAAACATCCGTGTTTACGGGACGACGAGAGGACTGGGGGAATTGCGAAATGGACCGCTAAAAGACACCAAACTGGACGACTGCGGGATTATATTGGCTCCGCTGAAAAGTCTCATCCACCTAATATCATGCAAAGGATTTTGACGTTGGACGGGTACGGGTACGGGTACGGGGACGGGTCCGGGTACGGGTACGGGGACGGGTCCGGGTACGGGGACGGGTCCGGGTACGGGTCCGGGTACGGGTACGGATACGGCTACAGGTCCGGGGACGGGTCCGGGGATGGGTATGGGGACGGGTACGGGAATTAACAAAATAATAATAAAAAACAACAACAACAGACAGTAAAACACATGAACAACGAACACAAACCACTGGCCCTCTTCGCAGGGGTTAACGACCCCGTCGGGGCAGCAATGCAACTGGGTGAAGCCTTCGCGTCCTCGGGGATGTTTGGCTGCACCAAACCCGCACAGGGGGCCATCCTCGCGCTGCAATGCCTGACGTCAGGCCTGACCCCATTCGAGGTCACGCAAACGTACCACCTGCTCGACGGAAAACTGAGCATGAAGGCCGACGCAATGCTCGGTCGGTACAAGGCCGCAGGTGGCAAGGTCATCTGGGGCACTCGGACTGCCGAGCGAGTCAAGGCTCGGTGGGTCTACGGAGAGAACGATCTGGAAATGGAGGTCACGATGCAGGAGCTGGTGGCCAACGGGGTCGCGCTCGGCAAGGGTGGCGAACTCAAGGAAAACTACAAGCGGCACCCGAGGCAGATGCTGACCGCTCGACTCATCTCCGAGGCCGTCAGACTCCTCGCACCTGAGGTTGTCTCGGGGATCTACACCCCCGAGGAAGTCAGCGATTTCGGGCCGGTTGAGAGGGTCGAGAAACCCGCGCAGGTGCACGTCGTCGAGCCGGAGGCGTTGCCACCCGCAGAGGACCAAGAGCAGGAGTTCCGCGACCTCCTCGGGGAGCACTACACCTCGGCACTGGCGTTTTTCAAAACCGACCTCCTCACGCTCCTCGCGCCTAAGGTCCAAAAGGACATCCGCACCCGCACCGCCGACCTCATCTCCAAACTCTAAACCATCATGTTCAAAGTCGACCGAAACGCAGCACCTGAATCCTCATGGATCAAGACACCGGGCATCTACTCGGGGACAATCAAGTTCCCGAGCGAAATCGAATGCACGCCAAAGGGTGAGACCAAGATCCGCCTCGAGTTCGTCACGGAGTCGGGAGCGAAGGCCACCGACGACATCATCAACGCGGAGTCACTGTGGTGGAAACTGAATGTCCTGCTCGCCGCGGCTGACCCTGACGGTAGCAAGATCAACATCCCGAACGGGCAGTCAGCGGACTTCTCGAAAAACTCAAACTTCATCGAGTTCGTGAGGAAGTTTGATGGGCTCTGGGTGACCTTTGCCATCTACCTCGAGACGTATCAGAAAAAGGACGGATCGCAGGGGACGGCCACACGGCTCAGGCCGATGGACCCGAGGAAGGGCAAAACGCAACTGCCAGCGAAGGCTCTTGAGCAGATTAAAAAGGCCGAGGAGGAAGCCGAGGGACCGGATGAGGTGCCGTTTTAAGCCATGCAACCACAGCAACTTGACAACCTAATCAGACAAGCCATGAGCACAGTGGAAGCAATCAAAACCGAGGTGCGAGCCGTGATGCTCTCCTCGGAATACCGGAGCCAACTCCGAGAAATCGTGCGGGACGAACTGACCGACGAACTACGCGATCAGGGTAAAAGCCCGGACGCTCTAGCGTTCGAAATCCGGTTCCTCCGCCGCGAACTTGAGGCCATGACAAAGCAACTCGCATCCATCAACAACATACAATGAATCAAGAACTTAGAGAGCTAAGGCCAGTCTTTGCGCGGATGATGGACAACGTGTTCCGCATCGTTAACGACAACAAAGTGAGGGATTACTCTTACGACGTATCGTATCGCGATCTCGTTGACCGCATCGGAACAATCGAGTGGTGGGCAACATGGCGCACTAATCATGCGACGGCCATCGCTCATGCCATCGGCAAACCCGAGATCATCGAGATCGTCGAAAAGCTGATGCGCATCCTGTTAAGCGCACGCAAACAGTGGGTTGACCCGACCGAGTTTCACCAACTATCGGCACAACTCGAAACCCTCCTCAAATGAACAACATCCACCGCCTCGGGGCTGGCATCATGGCCGTCATTCTTGTCAGCGTGTTCGTCGGCCTCGTCGCGGTGGGATCCTCAAAACGAAAATGAAATCCACACTCTACGCCGATCCGAAATCGATGCTGTTCTGGATCGACGCTAACGTCGAAATGCCCAAGCGCGACATCCCGGTCATCGTATTGGTGCGCGACGGCAAGCGGACATTCTGCACGCCGTCACATCGCATGGCCTTTGCATGGTCAGGCATCAAGTCGCCGAGCGTCGTAACCCACTGGGCCGCGATGCCAAAACCCCCAACCATCGGAGACGAGCAATGAAAATGCGCGACCAAATCGAGCGGCTCGAGCAGCAGGTGGCCAACCTCCGCGAGGCTTTTGCTGAGCTATGGGGCAGCGTCTCGCTCTACCTTTCATCCGAGCAGATTGAGAGTCTCAAAACCTACCACGCCGAGGAGTTTGCGGAGCTAGAGGAGGACGAGGAATGAATCCCGAACTCCTAGAAAACGGGGCCGCCTCCGAACTCATCGAGGATCTCGTGGCCGAACTTGCAAGCGTCGTCAAACGACTCGAGGCAGCGAACACGGATTACTGGGGCCTGATGGAGGCCTTTAACCGCCTCACAAAGACCTGTCAGGACCTGCAACAGCACAACGCTCAACTGCACGACAAACTGAAGGAGGCCTATGACGCCGCACATCCGATGACCCTCGTCGAGCGGGGGAAACATAAGGCATTGCAGGCTATGTATGACGCCGCGCTGGAGGAGATTAAACGCCTCAAATCCTGACCTCGGAGCAGGTCGCAAAACAACCATGCTGACACCGTATGAACGCGCCGCATCCTATGCGGCCAAAGTGCCTGGGGCCGTCTCTGGGCAAGGGGGCCACTCGGCCACCTATGACCTCGCTAGAGTGCTGGCTCACGACTTCGCCTTGAGCGAGGGGGAGAGTCTCCAAATCCTCGAGCAGTGGAACCAGAGGTGCTCGCCACCGTGGAGCCGTAAGGACCTCGAGCATAAGGTCCGACAAGCCGCGACGAAGCCACACAACAACCCGCGAGG